CTTTAACTGTCAACTTTATTGATCGCTTCAATTAATCTTACCACTGTCAACTTTATTGATCACTGTAGTTAATTACTACTGTTGATTTAAAAGCGCTTGTAATAATAATAATAATTAACCTTACCAGTGACTAGCTTAGTTTGTGAGCATTGACTCAACCAACAACTTGTGAACATAAGAACCTATTGAAGTCACCGACAGGTAATGCGAATAGCTCAGAATATAACTATGAAAGCGTCACAAACTTACACCCATAGCATCATTTATATCGTCCTCAAGTTAACAATATCTGTACTGTATCCTGCTACTATCATACCATCGATTCATATGCTCTCATGTGTGGCAGATTTGTAGCTCCTCTCTCTGCAAGACCCAACTGATCGAAATGTACAAGAAGTACATCGCGCTGACTGCCGCTGCCCTGGGCCTGCTGATGCTCCTGGCACTACTAAACAGAATGTCGAACCCTCTGTGGACAGCATCGAAGCCACATGTCCCAGTCTCTAGGCATACTGATTCATTGTCATTGACTTCAATCGAAGACCCCTCTGTAGGCCCTACGATGCACCTCTCTTCGAGACTGTCTATCACAGCAACTCCAACTGTCTCGAGTCCGTCTACGTGGGCTCCAGATCCCTTCTCTGCGAGTTCAGTTTCGAATCCAATACCCATGTTTATTCCCTCCACCGCCATTACTCCATTGCCCTCAACAGATTATCCAACCGCTCTACCATCACTGCTGCCACAACCACTACCACCTATAGCATCGTCCACCATCTCACCATCCTCCGAACCCACAGCATCGCCCACCATCTTACCATCCTCTGATCCATCGAGCTCGTCAGTACCTTCATCAGCATCATATCCATTCTTCTCCAGCTTCGTGCTATCCATCTCTACAGCATCGCCCACCGTATCACTATCCTCTGAGTCATCGAGCTTGTCGGTACCTTCATCAGTATCCTATCCATTCTTCTCCAGCTTCGTACTATCCATCTCTACAGCATCGCCCACCATCTCACCATCGTTTGATCCTACAAAGCCATCATCCGATGTCCCTACATCGTCTCCCAGCACACTACTCACCACAGACCCTACTTCAGACCCCTCCGTAGCACCATCCATCGTTCCCTCCCCGATACCGACAGCATCGCCCTCCGAGATGCCTACGTGCAGTCCATCCATGATGCCCACTACCTCCCCTTCCATCATCCCTTCATCAGCTACGACTACCAGCCCCTCTGTGGCTCCATCTGACCTACCATCTGCTGTCCCCAGTACATGTCCGTCTACCCTCCCTTCATTGAGTCCAACACTCGACCCATCATCGGTACCATCTGCAGCACCATCTACTGTCCCCTCGACTCTACCATCTATTGGCCCTACTACGAGCCCCTCCTCGACTCCCTTCAATCCCTTCATTGTCCCCTCCGCAGCACCCTCTACCACTCTATCTGCCATGCCATCATCGATACCATCAACGATAAAACCATCGAGGAGGCCCAGCTTGCACCCTTCCCTACGTCCCAGTGGTACTCCATCCGCTAGACCATCGCGTCTTCCATTATTGCTACCCTCCGTTGTCCCTTCTGTTCTGCCTACCCTCACGCCGTCGTTACTCCCCACCATCGCATTAACAGCCTCCCCCTCTATAGACCCGACCTTGAGACCCATTTGCCCACCCACCGTGTCACCTTCGGCCAAATCAACTCGTGCTCCCAGTTCCATTCCTTCATTGACATCTTCGCAGGCCCCATCAGTGCTGCCATCCAAAATACCCTCAATCGCCCCTTCATGGAGACCCACACGGTCACCATCTACTTCACCGTCCATGAATCCGACCCTAAGGCCCTCGTTCAGGCCCTCAATCATCACATCTCCAGCCCCCTCCTTCGCCCCATCGCGCCAACCGACCGCCAGACCATCTTCGAGCGCTCCCAGTGTGTTGCCGACACTGATACCTTCCGCTGCCCCATCTAGCTCCAGCACGCATTGCCCAACTGTCACATCTACGGCGCCTCCAACTGAACTGCCCACTTCCAGTTCCTCAGCATATCCTTCTGTGAGTCCATCATCTCCCCCGTCATCTGTTCCCACTGTAGCTCCATCGCTATTGCCTTCAGCTGCTCCTTCGATCTTTCCGAGTGACCACCCCTCAGTCATCCCGACATTCACTCCAACCTCTTTTCCGACGGTCTTTCCGACTAACACCCCTACTGTTTCCCCTACTCTCTCACCCTCCTCCACGGCTCCATCTACAACTCCAACCGAAACTCCAACTGAATCACCCTCTAGTTCTTCCCCTTCTGCGGGTCCATCAAAGTCTCCGACCATCGCACCCTCCGCTGATAGCTCGTGCACTCCTTCCATCTCACCAACAACAGATCCCTCTGTATTACCGTCCGAGATCCCATGGAGCAGTCCCTCTGCATCACCATCCCTACCGCCGTCTGTCCACCCAACTCTCATGCCAACCTCTAACCCGACGCCCGCCCCCTCCAACCCCTCTCGTATTCCTTCTACAGGTCCGTCCACCTCTCCTACCTCGGTGCCTTCTCGATGTCCGTCGACGGCACTCCCTTCAGGGATGCCATCGAACAGACCTTCCTTCAACCCGACAGTTACTATGTCTTCCTCATCCCCTTCTCTAAGGCCCTCTCGTAGTCCATCTGTTGTCTCCTCCTCTTCTCCCACACTTCCCCCTACCTGTAGACCATCTCTGAATCCCACCGCACTATCCACCATCCGGCCCTCCATAGGACCTTCATTCAAGCCTTCCAGAAGCCCGACTGCACTCCCTTCACTGACCCCAACACTAGTCCCGTCGAGGAAGCCATCACTTAACCCCTCATTGACAACATCATCAAATCCTTCCATTGACCCCTCCATGGTGCCGTCGAACAGCCCCCCAACCAATAGACCCACTGGTGCACCGTCGTGCAGCTCAACTATCGCGGCCTCTCTCAATCCATCTGCCGCCTCCACCTCCAACCCTTCAGCGCATCCCACCACCATCGCCCCCACCACCATCCCTTCTCCATCCCCCACCGCCTCACCTAGTCTGCTTCCCTCCTCTTCACCCTCCCTAGCTCCCACATGTACTCCTTCACTCAGTCCCTCATCTACACCAAGCTCTTATCCATCTGCACTACCAACGAATGCTCCTTCCAGCAGTCCTTCGTCGTCACTCCCAAGCGTGACCCCTTCCTTCGTTCCATCTACTGCCTCTCCATCAACTGAGCCTTCCCAGTCACCAATTGATGAACCGACGGCTATGCCCTCCGCAATGCCAAGCAACTTTCCGACAGCATGGCCCACAACGTGCCCTTCAGCTGATCCCTCTCCCAGCCCTTCGGTGTTCAGTACCGTTGGACCCACTCTCATGCCATCGACTTCCCTCAGCGCATCCCCGTCGGTCCTTCCCTCATTAATACCATCGATTGATCCGAGTTCATGCCCATCGCTTCCTCCATCCAGTGGTCCCACCATCACTCCCACCATCACAAGTTCCACTTCTCTCTCATTATCTCCCACCAATCCGACCGCGACCCCCTCCAGGCCACCCATAATCCCTCCATCTAGAAGACCATCATCGATGCCCTCAGTCGTTCCATCACTCGTTCCATCTTCGACTCCCACCACTGCCGTCCCATCCTTCAAGCCATCAAGGTCGCCCACAGCAACTCCTTCCCTTCGCCCTACTATCGGTCCGTCCAGGAAGCCATCTCGTAGTCCTACGATGCTGCCCTCTAACGCTCCAACGATAGACCCGAGCCGGATCCCATCGCTTCCTCCATCTGCCTGTCCTTCCTCGACTCCCTCTGCTACCCCTTCCTTAAAATCGACTTCATCTCCTACAGTGGCTCCATCATCAAGCCCTTTGCCTTCATCCCGTCCCTCTGTTTCTCCAACTACCAGCCCCACTATCCTCCCAACCATTGTCCCTACCACCATCCCTTCTCCATCCCCCACCACCTCACCTAGTATGCTTCCCTCCTCTTCACTACCAACGAATGCTCCTTCCAGCAGTCCTTCCACCTGCAGTCCGACTGCAGCCTCATCGCTCTTGCCGACTGGAATGCCGACCGCTGACCCTACTACAGCTCCATCTGAGTGTCCATCCTATCGACCAACACTGAGTCCGTCCATGCATCCTTCCTCTGCATCCACTCAATTACCCAGTGGCTTTCCAACGACGAGCCCATCTGCAGTGCCGACTCATGATCCCACGTGCTACCCCTCCACCACAGCTCCCACTGTCTATCCATCCCAATCGCCCTCAGCAGCTCCTTCTGGTGACCCTACTGCTGCTCCAACAATGGTCCCGACCGTTGGGTCGTCCCAAGCCCCCACTGGAGATCCAACCCCGGTACCATCACTGCTGCCGAGCTCCCTTCCGACCGCACCACCTTCCTGTTACCCCAGTGAGACTCCCACCTGCTCACCCTCATCTGCGAAGCCATCTGCTGCACCATCCGATGTTCCTACATCATCTCCCAGCACACTGCTCACCGCAGACCCTACTTCAGAGCCCTCCGCCAGCCCCTCTGTAGCTCCATCTGACCTACCATCTGCTGTCCCCAGTACATGTCCGTCTACTCTCCCTTCTTTGAGTCCAACACTCGACCCATCATCAGCACCATCTGCAGCACCATCTATCGCTCCTTCTTTAAGCCCAACCATTGATCCCTCAACTTCGTCTCCGTCCAATCCAACAGTGATCCCAACCAGAGCACCCTCCACCTGTCCATCACAAGCACCATCGTCGATTCCCTCCTCTACACCATCAGGCTTCCCATCGGCAGCTCCTACTACTGCAACTCCCTCCTTCAGACCATCGCGAGCCCCTACCGCCAGTCCTAGCGTGCCTCCGACTGCAGCTCCTTCACCGAGGAGGACTCGTACCCCAACTGCTCCTCCTTCCTTCGTGCCTTCGATCATGCCATCTTCACGACCTACACGGATCCCCTCATGCATGCCTTCCACCATCATTCCATCTTGCAGCTCGTCCAACAGTCCATCTATCAGTCCAACCTCGATCTCTTCCATAGAGCCTACATCATTTCCTTCATTTACTATGACTGTGGTGCCTACTATTTTCCCTTCCGCAGTGCCTTCCATTAATCCTTCGACTACGATGCCAACATCCGCACCATCGCTATTGCCCACGATACCTCCAAGTTTGGTTCAAACAGAAGCACCAACTTCGACTCCATGCGCTGGGCCATCCGTGAGCCCCACTATCCTCCCGACCATCGCCCCCACCACCATCTCTTCTCCATCCCCCACCGCCTCACCTAGTCTGCTTCCCACTATAGATCCATCTATGACTCCCACATCAGATCCATCTATGACTCCTTCTCTACTTCCGTCTTCGAGTAGTCCATCGCAACCACCCACTTCCCCTCCCAGCAGTCACCACCCATCAGTGATTCCCAGCAGTAACCCCACAACATCTTCCACCGTATCCCCCAGCTCTCAACCGTCGACTAGTCCAACGATCACTGCTTCCACTGTGCCCACATCAGATCCCAGCATGCCTCCCACAGCTTCACCGACTGGTTGGCCATCCACTGCGCCGTCCTCCCATCCATTCGAAGCACCTACGAATGCTCCCAGTAGAATCCCCACCGAAGTTCCTTCGTCGGATCCCTCATTAGCGCCATCGGACACCCCCACAGTGACACCATCTACATCTCCTTCAACTCCCCCTTCTACAATTCCATCGAGCGAACCAAGTCAGGTCCCCACCATCACTCCCAGTGCTGCTCCGTCTTCATCGCCCTCTTCCTGTCCAACCACCTCTCCCTCCACTATCCCGACGCTGAATCCCTCGAATCCTACCACGATCCCCTCCAAATCGCCTACTGTAACCCCATCTCGTCGACCCACTGTATCTCCATCCACGCGACGTCCGACCATTGAACCGTCGATTAGACCTTCCAGGATCCCATCGACCACCCCATCCACTGCGAATCCTTCCCGTAAGCCCAGTACTAGTCCATCTACACCTTCTACACTCTTTCCGACCAGAGTTCCATCATTCAGACCCACCAGGGATCCAACAATACCGCCTACCATCACTCCGACAGCCAGCCCATCCTCCAGACCATCGAGGCATCCGACACTGTCCCCTTCCTCGGTCCCGTCGATGGTCCCCACTCTGAATCCATCCACAATTAGTCCGACAAGGAAGCCCACATTGAGTCCTTCTCTGAACCCATCGGAACATCCATCCACTAGTCCCTCCCTTTCTCCTTCATCGATACCCTCCCAACCTCCCACTAGCTCACCTACAGGTGGCCCCTCTCTCTTCCCCACTCCAATCCCCACGATCGACCCATCGACTTCCACTCCTTCCATTGTGCCATCAGAGCAGCCCTCCATTGGACCGAGCTGTTCTCCTACTATCGTCCCTTCGTTGAACCCCACTTCAGATCCATCCCTATCGCCGACCTCAGATCCCACCGCATCCCCCTCCCTTCTTTCCTCCGGCTCACCAACTTCGAGCCCAACACTGCTTCCCACTCCGCTCCCTTCCAGACACCCTTCTTCAATCGCTCCTTCATTCAGTCCATCGCATACACCCTCTGTATGTCCAAGCGAAGACCCGAGCATTGCTCCCTCCTTGGCTCCCACTTGTCGTCCTACAGTCATTCCTTCCATCATCCCCAGTGCGGATCCTACTGTAACTCTCAGCTCAAACCCGTCACTGCTACCTACTAACTGGCCAACCTCACAGCCATCGGTGACACCCACCGCTGCACCATCGACCACCTCTCCCACCGCCCGACCATCATTCATACCCACTTCGAAGCCCTCGAACACGCCCACATCGAATCCCTCCCTCGTGCCCACCACAGCTCCAAGTGTAGTTCTAACCATAGACCCAACGATGGACCCCTCATCATCGCATCCTACTGCGGCCCCGACGACGATACCCAGTCAAGTGCCTTCAGATGATCCGTCTTTCTCGCCAACAGTTATCCCAACCGCCAGTCCCTCGTCCCAACCCTCTTTGGACCCGACTCCATCGAGCACCAGCAGTCCTACCATCCTTCCGAGCGCGTCTTCATCAGTATCACCATCAACCCCTCCATCTTCGCTACCATCAAATAGCCCTTCCACGTTGAATCCTTCGACTACCTCAAGCGACAGCCCTACTTCGAGTCCCTCCTCGACTCCCTCCAATCCCACCATAGTCCCCTCCACAGTACCCTCTACCGCTCCATCTGCAGCACCATCATCGATACCATCAACGTTAGGTCCAACCACATGCCCCTCCGCGAGGCCTTCAAGGAGCCCCTCTTCGAACCCATCCAGTATAGTCCCCACCTTCAGGCCAACGAGATCTCCTACCTGTAGTCCCTCGGTCCTACCCAGCGCCTGTCCATCATTCCGGCCATCTGTCATCCGGTCTTCCTCTCCATCCACTGTCCCATCGTTCAATCCAACCGTCAAGCCAACACGCAATCCCACCATCGCACCTTCCATCGCCCCGATCAGCAGCCCCTCATCTCTGCCGTCCGTCATTGGTTCTTCTGCTCCTTCATGCACTCCGAGCAAGGGCCCCACCTTCAGACCCTCTTCCAGAAGACCCTCGTGCAGACCTACTAGGAATCCCTCCGATAGTCCATCTACGCGTCCGACCATCGATCCCTCAAGTCATCCCACGGTACCGCCATCTGAGATCCCTTCCTGTGCTTTCACTGGCAGCCCCTCCAGCGCTCCTTCTGACTGGCCCACTCTTGCTCCTTCCACAGCTAGTCCATCCAGCCCCCCTTCACTCATCCCAACGATTACTCCGAGCTTTACCTCCACCTGTTTCCCCACCCTTTCCCCCAGTGCTGAGCCATCAGCAGCACCATCGGAACTCCCATCCTTATCTCCGTCGCTGCCTCCATCCAACGCGCCGCTCTGCAGCCCCTCCTCCTTCCCCACGCTGCTCCCTACACTCCTCCCTTCCACCACAGCACCATCTGAGGTCCCGACACCCCTGTCTTCAGTCTTGCCTACCAACCGACCGACCCTATCGACAACCCTCATCCCCACTTGTGAGCCATCCATCTCTACGTCTTCATGTCCCAGTATTCAACGCTCTGTCCAACCGAGCGATGAGTCTTCTCTGTTGCCCACCACTTGGAATCCCTCCTGTGCACCTTCTTGCGAATCTTCTGCGAAGCCATCATCCGATGTCCCTACATCGTCTCCCAGCACACTGCTCACCACAGACCCTACTTCAGACCCCTCCGTAGCACCATCCATCGTTTCCTCCCCGATACCGACAGCATCGCCCTCCGAGATGCCTACGTGCAGTCCATCCATGATGCCCACTACCCCCCCTTCCATCGTCCCTTCATCAGCTTCGACTACCAGTCCCTCTGTAGCTCCATCTGACCTACCATCTGCTGTCCCCAGTACATGTCCGTCTACTCTCCCTTCATTGAGTCCAACACTAGACCCATCATCAGCACCATCTGCAGCACCATCTATCGCTCCTTCTCTTTGCCCGACTCTGATGCCGTCTCCTCTGCCTACTCAATGCCCGTCCAATCCAACTGCAACGCCCTCCTACGCGCCGTCCTTCGGACCCACTATACGGCCATCCAGGGCACCTACTGTTCGACAATCTTCCTCAGTCCCTTCTCTAAGGCCCTCTCGTAGTCCATCTCTCGTCTCCTCCACTTCTCCCTCACTTCCCCCTACCTGTAGACCATCTCTGAATCCCACCGCACTATCCACCATCCGGCCCTCCATAGGACCTTCATTCAAGCCTTCCAGAAGCCCGACTGATCTCCCTTCACTGACCCCAACAGTCATTCCGTCGAGGAAGCCATCTCGAAACCCCTCAATGACACCATCATCTGACCCCTCCTTCGACCCCTCCATGGTGCCGTCGTGCATTCCATCATGCAATCCATCGGTACTTCAGTCCTGTCGGCCCTCGAGACGACCGACTCCCTGTCCTTCTGTAATAGTAACTCGGAGTCCATCCATGAACCCCTCTATGAATCCCACCTTTGTTCCTTCATTTTGCCCCTCATTACAACTATCGCAGCCTCCCTCTGCAGGTCCAACCACAACAATTCCATCCACGTTCCCCACTGTCATTCCGACAACTTGTCCTTCTAGCGTAAGTCCTTCTCAACTTCCGTCTCAACTGCCGTCATCAATATCCAGCTCCATCCCATCTAGCGACCCTTCAACCAACCCCTCTGCCACCCTCACATCTATTCCATCGGCTGCTCCATCGTCTCCTCCTCCCTCGGTCTGTCCAACTCAACTGCCGTCTGTAACCCCGACCTTCATCCCAACCTCCAATCCATCTATAATCCCGACGACTTCACCCTCTGCTGCTCCCAGCGCCGACCCGACGATAGCACCATCCATATTGCCGACAACAGTCAA